GGTTCTCATCTTGTAAGTTTGTGTAAGTGTCGGATGATCCTGGAACCGAAGTGATTAGCAACCTTGGAGGAATACCAAATAGCCTGGCGATTGCCTGTGTCTGCTGATCCTGAACTTCGGTGAATAGTGCGTCTCTAGGTGAGAGTGCTATCTGCTGGTAGTCAAAACCATTAGCAAGAACTGCAACTTGACGGTTCTGTTGCTTGTTGTGCCAGTTGTTAGTAACTTCATCGGCTTCTGCCTTGTTCAACATCTGGTTAGTCTTTAGGACTCCGGTTGGGACTCCTGCAGCGGTAAACCAGTTCAAAGCGTAGTCACGTAGATCTAAAGCTGCGCTTATGTCTTTGTGGCAGGAAGCGATTGGGGAGAGTCCAAGTAGCTGACCGGATTGGCTAAAGATTCTAAGGTGTTCGATTTCGCGCTTAGTGTAACTCTTGCCTAAGTAGTCATAGACGATTGTTGAATAGTCAATCGCTCCATCGATGGTCTTTGGGTAAGAAGGCATAACCGAAGCTGCAGGAAGAATGGTTAGGTTGTTTACCTGACCGTTGGAAGAATACTGCTTATACCAGTAAGCGTTGCCATGTAAGGCTAAATCTAATACCGTCTGGAATAGGAAGTCTTTGCGGTTTTGATCTAGTGAAGGGTTGTTTACTAGAACCGGGTTCTCGACTTTTAGTTCGACTCCAGTTGCGAATCGGTAAGTGTTGATTGTCATCTTGCTAATCGGAGTTCCGATAATCTGAATAGCGCGATAGACGGAGGTGAGACTTAGAGCTGTGTTAGGCGTGACAATAGAGGGTTGTCTAGTTGGGATGGTTGGCTGGGACGCGCGAACTTCTGGTTTGCGACCTAAGAGCCTGTCAAGGATAGTTGCCATTTGGAGTCAAGGATACCACAGACCACCGACTAATAGACTCCGATTGTTGCGTGTGGTGCGCGAGAAGAAACGTAGAGTGCGAAGACCGTTGCCATTACTGCGTCAATGTCTCCGAGTGATTCTTTACGACTTATAAACCAATTCTCCCCGGTGTATTTAGCGACCCCGTTAGGCATTTGAGCAACCAGGAGGGGATCGCTGTTATGCCTAACGGAGCCGTTACTAAACATAGCGAAGACAGTTGAGCATGCTGACGAAACTTCTTTGTTCCATAGATTCCAGACTGGTAGCCCGGAGTTTTTTAGTCTCTTGGCTAAACCAGTTAGCTGGCGATCATCTAGCACTATCGCTCGCGGACTGTGTCTGCTATAAAGCGATGTTAGCTCATTGAATAGTTGTTCTTCATCAGGCTTGACCAAAGACATGACTAATTCGGTCTCATGGATTCCCTCGATGTCGTTGGCATAAGCTATTGTTCCGTGTCCCCAGTTTGTAGTAATGTCTACCGCAAAGACTCCGCCTTGAAGATTGGTAACTCCGCGTCCGGTTGCAGCGCGGAAGATGTCTCCTGGTAGCCATGAGTTTGTAGATCCAGCGATGAACTGATTGAGTCGATACCGTCTGGCTTCATGTTCTGGAATTGTCTTTAGATCCGAGATAACTTGCTCCATCCCAATACGACCTGCAGCGACCGATGGGTTAGCTGCCATGATTGCCTTCGGGTCATCGACCTTAGCGTTCTCCGGTGCTTCCCATAAGAAGAAACCAAAGCGTTCTAGATCGTTAGCTCCGTTAGCTGCAGCCTTGCCAGACTTGTAAAGATTGATTAGAGTCTTCGAGTTCTGATCTCCAGCAGTCGTAATTCCAACAACAATTCCGTCCTTGCGTTGCGAGGTTCCGAGAACAGCAGCAGACCACATTCCCTCTTTTGCAAGGTGTAGCTCATCGAACAAACAAAAGCTAATGGGGATCCCTTGAAGTGCCGCTTCCTTAGCTGCCTTGACATCGTAACGTCCTCCTCCATCCGAAGTCACAATTCCCCGGGTCTCCGTTGCTCGCTTGAATCGTTTCTTTAAGAATGGGTTCGCGTTGATGACGTAAAGAACGCGGTTGTAAACGATGTTCGCCTGGTCGGTGCTCGATGCTAGAGAGATGCATTGTGGGCCAATTTCATGAAGTAGCAAGCCATAGAGTCCCAGCATGGCTGCAATAAGTGACTTACCGTTCTGCCTTCCAACGGAGATGACTACCTGGCGATACCGGAGTCGGTTGGGATAGGTCGGATGATTAGCCGGGTAACGTTCGAGAATAGCTCTAAGCAACCACTTCTGCCATTCGTCTAGTTCTAGCCCGTCTGGGCTCTCCGGGCTACTCCACGCGATCTTGGCAAACTCAATGAGCTTATCCCCGTCAGTAATGAAGTCATCGCTAAGGGGAGGCGTGTAAGTAGTCGGGAGCTGCAGCATTAGCGAGTGAGTAACTTCTCCAGCGGGTCAATCTCTGCGGACGAGGCACCGAGAGATCGTTGAAGCTCTAGAACGGTCTTGCGAAGTTCTGCAGCCGTAGAGGTGTTTGCATTTTGGTCGAAGGACTGTGCCAGACGTAAGCACAAACCCGACAACACTTTTTGTTCAAGGTTAAGTTCCAGCGTTTCAAGCCAGAGTTTTATTGAGTCTTCAATCATTCATTACAACCTTCCAGATAATTCAACCTGATTCTAAAAATCCGTTGAGAAGCGTGGGATGAAACGGAGCACCCAGAAAAAACTGGGCGTCTGTTTATGTTACTTGTTTAGTCGAAGTTTCCTTCGCACCTTGTCTCTTAGGTGGGTGTGCCAATACATTCGGAAGCTAAACACCCTCTCCCGGAGGGGCCATCGATGTTTCCTCCAGGCTCTCTTGGACTTGATTGGTCTAAGGCTGACTGGTAATAGATCGTTGAGTGCATACCCTACCCGTCTTAGTATGCCCTTACGCTTTGAAGCGTTCGTTCCTCCAGGTGATTCGTTGCAGCACCCGGTCTTGCTTACGTCCGTTACATGATCTGCATAGAGATTGAAGGTTGTTGATGTCGTGATTAGGTTCTCCGTTTCCGGGCGGGACGATGTGATCGATTGTCCAGTCTTCACCTTCAAGCTCCTTCGCACACGATACACAAGTCGGTTCCAAAACAGTCTTCGCATAAGCCCTTGCATTCCGCCATGCTGCGGTGTCGTGCCAACCTGCCATCTGCTAATCCTCTCAATGTTTCAATGTCTTTAGTTTCCCATGCTTGAACCTCTATAATTACTTCTTCAAGTGTAAGGATGTCTCCTAGATCATGGTGAGCATTCAAGAACTCTAGAACCTGTGTCCTTGCATACTCGACTCCTGCCTCGAATCCTCTGGTGTATTTTGTTTTCATTCTTCCTCCTTATCAAGAACGATTACGGTGATACCCTTTGTGTCTGTGTTAACTGCACAATTGGGGCAAGTGGTATGGTCTTCAATCTTGTATACCTCGTTGCAATATAAGCATTCAGCATTAGGTCTAAATCTCATCGAGTCTCCTCTACTATTCTTACGATTCGCTCTAAGTGATTGACATCGACGTTAGTGCTAATGACTGCGTCGTTTACGATGCCTTTGATGATCTCATCCTTCAAGTGCTTCTCTGCACCTTGCCAGCCTTTGGTGTAATGCTCGACGCTGGTTCTGACCATAATGTCTCTAAGCTGCTCTGCATGTCGGTCGATTAGGTTTTTTTTTTCTTCTTCGTAGTTATCCATAGCTTTTTACTATCCTCCTAGCTAGTTCGGTTACGGTTATTGCTAATTCCGGTATGGCCATAGCTTTGAAGAATAGAGCTGCTAGAGCCGGGCGAATCTCCTCGAAGTCTGGACTCCATACCAGGTTGTCATCCATAAGTAATCTCATGGCTTCAAACATTAATTGGTTGCGTTTTTCTTCTGACATTTTGCTTGCCACTATTTACTACTCCATTCCGCGATTAGGTAAAGATACGCGGTTCCTGCAGCTAACAATGCAACGGCTGGTTCTCCTACGATGTAGGCACCGAAGCATGCGAATAAAAATAGCCCTAGAGCCATGAATACTCTCATTACGTCTAGCATTATTTCTTTCCCTTCTTTACTAGGTTGCGTCTCGCTGTCTTTCTTTTGTTAGCTTTGCGAATTGCTGCCTTGCGTCTGTGAGTTGGGAACTCGATCATTATTGCCTCCTGTGTTGTGGTGTCTTTATTTTATTGTCGGTTATGTCGGTTATGTCGGTTATGTCGGTTCGTTTGTGTGTCGTTATGAAATCGTTACGATCTCTTACCGCTTAGCACTATCTCGCCCCGGAGGCTAGTTCCGCATTCCTGGCATAGATACCGCTGATACTTGGTGTTCCCGGTGAATCTGAATCCGTAGCGTTGCAGGTTATCGGATCCACAATTACGGCATGACATTGGGTTTCCTTCGCTTACCCCTACATTTGGATGATTTTTTATCCATGGCAACAAGATGTAGTAAAGGTCAATCAGAAGGTTCACGTCCTGAATCTGGTATTCCTTCATGAGCTTCCAAGCCTTAGCGTTGCCAGCCATACAGTCGAGCCAGAGTT